TTGAAGCGTCTAAGATGTATTTAGATGGATATGCGGTTGATTCTGCTGATGCTTATGATGCTGCTTATGCTGCTTATGCTGCTTATGCTGCTGCTTATGATGTTGCTGTCGCTGCTTATGCTGCTGCCGCTGCTAATGCTGCTTATGCTGTTTATGCTGCTGTTAAGGCTGTCTCTACTACTTCTGCTGCTTATGCTGATTATGCTGCTTATGCCGCTTATTATGCAGCTAAAGCCTCTTCCGAAGAACACATCTTCAATCTTATTCTATCTCTGCTTCCTCAGATGATCGATTATGCTGTTGAAAATCAAATCAAATTATTTACTGGATCCGGAGACTTCTCGGAGATATTTGAGATGTTAACCGATGAACAGAAGAAATCGGTGATATACAATATGGATGTAATAAAATGAAACAAGATAATAGTTATGGAGAAGTTGTCACAAGACATTTGGTTAAGTATCCAAATTGTAATGCTACAGAAAATTTGTTTGGAGGGCAATTATTAGCTTGGTTAGATGAAACTGCTGCCATTTTCGCCTCGCAGTATATGGAAGAAGATTTAATTGTTACAAAGAATTTTGGTAGTTTAGAATTTAAAGTACCAACAGAGTTAAATAGAGTAATTAATATTTATATAAAGATAGTTAAAGAGGGTAAAACATCTCTTACTGTACAAGCAACTGCAACAAAACAAATGATGGGTTCTAATGTTGAAATTGAAGTTGCTGCATTAGAAATCGTATTTGTTGCTGTTAATAAAGATATGACAAAGAAAATTTGGAAACCGGAGAGATTTTTATGAAAATTAATAAAAAAGGTTATTGCGGACATTCTATGGATATGTTGAGAAATGATAAGCGACTAAAGAATTATGCTCAGCAAAGAAAAGATCGCGGATTTGATGATACAGAAACTTGGAATTTAAATACTGCAATTGCTAAATATATTTCGCCAAGGTTAGATAGGCTGATTGAAATTCAATCAGAATTTATTGAACCTCCTTATGAAGAATACTTTGATGATCTTAAATCATTATCTAAAGCTTGTAAGAGATATATAGATGATACTTGGGATGAAGAAGCCACCAGTATAATTCAAACAATTTTGCCAAAAGTTTTTCCATGGTTATGGTGGTAAATGAAAAAAACAATCTTCTGTCTTTTTTCAGTTAAAAATGAATATAATCAACCATTATGTAATTTATATGCGTTTTGGTTTAATAGTCCAACTGCGCAAGATATAACGAAAGTTCTTTATCATAGCAATCAAGAAATTTTAAACAAAGAAATTGGAAAACTTTTATTGGGTGAAGAAATTAGAATGGATAATTATGATTATCGTTTGGTTGAAATAGAAGAAGGCGTTGAGGTATAATTGATATTCTAATTAAATATTTGATAACAACAAACAAGAAAAAGAGTAATTAAATGGGCATTTTCTTTACATCGGATTTTCATTTCTTTCATACAAATTTGCTTGGATATACAAATCGTCACAAGATTTGGAATGATGTTGATGAAATGAATGAAGGCATCATTAAACGTTGGAATAGTGTCATTGGGTTAGATGACGATATTTATGTTTTGGGTGATTTACATATGGGTGGTAAGTCAAAATCAGAACAGGTGACGAATCTTTTAAAGAGACTCAATGGTTCAAGAGAATCCAGAGTGATTGCGGGACTTTCAGATGAATCTCGTATATATTTTATTGCTGGCAATCATGATGATCATATCTTTAATAATGATGCCGGGTTAAAGGAAATCAATGTTTTGCCGCCACTCTATGAGTTAAAAGTTCAACATCCTGAGGGTGGACGTAAAAAAGTTTTAATGATTGTGATGTGTCATTATCCACTTTTCACATGGAATCATGCTGGTAAGGTTATAGGCAATAAAAACGGTACCGAATATCCATCTTCAATTTGTCTTTGTGGTCATTCTCATACTGAAAAAAGTAACATAGATACCGGAACAACCAGATTAGATGTTGGATTAGATGGACATAATTATTATCCATGGTCACTGAGCGAAGTATGGGATTTCCTTAAAAATAAACAATATCGACAAATTGATCATCATGGCAAAGACACTAATCATGCAACATGATAATTAAAAATTAGGAGAAATAATTATGGCAGTAGAAATTGATAAAAGTGTGCCACAAAAACGAATAAAGATTGTTTGCCTCGAATGTGGGCGGACATTACTTTATACAAAAAGTGATGAGAAGAAAGATGCAGAGTATGATCCCGGATATGGTGGTGGAGGATTTAGTCATTATAACTATACCATTGAGTGTCCTGGATGTAAAGCAAGAATTATAACTCGAACCGGGTACTAAAATGAATAAACCAAATTGTTATAAATGCAAATATCGTGGTTCTCTCCCTGGGGATACACACTCTATATGTAAGCATCCATCGCTTGGAAATGAACAAATAGAAATATTTCTAAATATGATTATCGGAAAACAGGCGAATACTCTCAATATCAGAGGAGATACTCATGGGATTGAGAAAGGGTGGTTTATGTGGCCTGCAAATTTTGATCCAATTTGGTTAAATAATTGTGATGGATTTAAATCTCGGGAGGAAAAATGAGAGTTGTTGTAGTTACTGGAGGTACACAAGTAGATTGGGATGATATGCGGACGCTAACTAATAGGTCTAAGGGAACTCTTGGTTGTCAAATTGCCAATGCGTACTTTGATAATGGTTGTGATGTCACAGTAATTCATGCTGAGTCTGTTCAGACTAAAGATTGGTTACGAAAAAATATTTTCGATCGTCGTTCATTTAGAACATATGATGATCTTTTTGAAATTCTGTTTGATTTGAAAAATGATCCTTTTGATATCATTGTCATGGCGGCAGCAATCAGTGATTATGGTTTTGATAAAGTAAAAGGTAAAATTAGCTCTGATAATCAGACAATGACAGTTTCTTTAAAGAAGCTTCCTAAAATTCTTTCTAAGATGCGTGATTGGTATAAAGAGTTTCGTCCTTTTATTATAGGTTTTAAACTTCTGAGTGGGGTTACTAAGTTTGAGTTAAAAGATGCTGCCATTCATCAGATGACTGTTTGTAGATTAAATATGACTGTGGCTAATGATTGGAAAGAGATTGGAAAATTTGGAGGATATTTTCATCCATGTTATTTTGCAACTCCAGAAGGTGGGTTTATTAAAAAGGATGGATCTAAAGAAGTGATCGCAAAAGAGATAGCAGAATTTTCAATGTTAAGGGCAAATGTAAAATGGAGTAAAAGTATTTCAATTCAACAAGATTCGGAAAGACTTTGTTCCAAATTGGTGCAAGAATCTAAAGCATCTATGATAAGTTTATTAAATTTAGCACAGACGTTTGGTCTTCTACATGATATCAGTGGAAATATAACATTTAGAGTAGAGGGAAGTAATCATTTTTGGGCTACACCAAGACAAGTTGATAAGAAAAGTGTAATTGAAAAAGACTTAATTTATGTGATACCAGATATCACGGCATATGCTACTTATTATATTGGAGATGTTAAACCATCCATTGATTGTGCGGTACACGCCAGATTGTATGAAGCTTTGCCAGCTTTAAAAAGTATTTTACATTTTCACGGCGGATATGTTATTCCTAATAAAATAACCGATAAACAATATCCTTGTGGCACAATAGAAGAGGCTGAAGAAATCTTAAAAACTGTGCGCCAGAGAAAAGAAGAAGAATCTTCTATAATGATCGAATTAAGAGATCATGGATTTATTTTATTACAATTTAATGAAATAAATGATTTATTATGGAAAGACTTAGAATCATTAATGATTGAGTTAAGGCAACATTGGGCTGATGTAGGCGAATGTGCTCGTCTTATTGACTCTTCAGTAACTCCTATTTTTGTAGGTTCAAAACCTATTGGTTTTGTTTGTAAATCTAATGACTGGCATTCTGTGTATTTAAAGGATATATATAGAGGTAAAGGTTATGGCAAAATAATTGGCACTATGTTGACTGATAAAAAGTTGATTATTGCTGTGCATGATAATTGCGAGGCTATTGATTTTTATAAAAAATTAGGATATATAGAGATTGAACGACGAACGCCATTAACAATTATGGAATTTAATAATGGAATTAAGTGATTTAATAACTATATGCCCTTGTAATAATATTAATTATAACGGTCAATGTCGTAACTGTGATGGGAAAAATACATTTTAACTTCTGATGGAGAACATTTAGCTGATGCGATTTTTTCTTATTTTAAGCTTGATGTTATAGAAATTGCCGAACGCATAGTCACAGAAAGAATTGAGGAGCATCAACAATATAATGAACATACTAGGTCTTCAAAATATTAGGCTTATAAGGATATTTATATAGTAATTAAGAAAAAAAGTTTAATCTCAGAATAGTTGATAACAATTTATCTTTATGGTGTTAATATGGGATCGGTTTCTGGTTTGTTTGCTGAACAATTAAATGCATCATCCTGGATGGGAGTTATTTATGAAGCCGGATTTGGGATTCCATTCCAGGCTAATTATTTAAACATTCCTGGTGCGAGCAAAACAATTCTAAAGACAGGCTGCAATTATCATAAGATTTTGCAGCCAATTGTTTTTGACACTCATGGGGACAGAGTCCGTTCTGTTAGTCGAGAAATGGCTGAGAAGATTTCACAAGAAAAAATATTATCAGTTTATCAAATTATTATTCGTGAAATGGACGGCGCTGGTGTCTATTTTCGAAATATTCCCAATCTGTTTTCTTTAGTTGTAAGTGGATCGCAATCGGGTGTGGATTGCAAAGGTGATAGTCATGGTTGGGTAAGTCTATCTACCATTACAACTGAGGGATACGAGGGCCATTCGTTTCATTTCTTTAACCACAAAGAGATTTTAAAAGGAACTAATATGGTTGAAGTATCTCGCGAAGAAGTGGGTTCTGAACTTTGTAAATTTATCGAATGGTTTATGAGCAAAATTTTACTTAAGAAGTGGGCAACATGGAAAGAGGCTATTGCAGCCAAACCTAATAGTCAGATAATTGAAATTGATGTAATTAATTCTAAAGATATTGAAATTGCTGAACATCTAATGTTGGTAAATTCAAAAACGCTACTTGTGTATCACAATGGCAGTTTCCAAAGGCCAATAGATTATTTGAGAAAATATAAATCTATTTTTAGGGGTTCGTTCAATCCTCCAACTAAAGCACATATTTTTATTGGAGATAATGCCTTGTTTGAAATTTCAATGTACAACAATATAAAGGGACATATATCCTCTTCGGATGTTGCACAAAGATTAATAATGTTGGATACTCTAAACGTTCCAGTTTTAATTACAGATAATTTACCTTATTTTGTAGAGTTAAACTCTTTATTGGTTAGACTTGGTGGTAAAGGATATCAATATATTATTGGAACAGATATTTTTAATCTTGTGATATCAGATCGGTTTAATCCTACAGAACATTTTATGCAATCATTTTATCGCAAAGGTGGTTTATCATCTTTTTTAGTGATTCCGAGATTTGGATTTAATATTGAAACAACTCCGCGGGCAAGCAATGTTAATTGGTCGGTTTATAATCCTGAGTGCGATTTGACTGTGAGTTCAAGTAGAGTGAGAGATGGAGAGATAGATTTAGTTCCAGAATTAATTCGCAAAATGGTAGTTGAAAAATATAATATTGGAGAAAAATAATATGAATGTGATGTCAATTATGTCAATTAAATTAACAGAAGAAGAGTTAAAAGAGGCAATTTTACAATATTTAATTAAAAACAAAACTGTTTCTGAAAATATAATTAAGCACTTACAAGATAGTCATTTTGACTATGGTTGGGCATCTGGAGAAGGTGAAGAGTTTGTAGTTAGTATTGATGGGGAGGTGGAATTTCATCAGCTGGGATAATATAAAACCAGGTCCATTGATATTCTATTGATATGGAGTGTATTTGGTAAAAATGAGGATTAGTATGCAAAAAGTATTTTCATTTAAATCGTTAGTTAAATTCATTAATCCTCCTAAACATTTATCTGTATTAATTGCTTATACGGTTGCCGCAGATGTTCTGCCTATATTTGAAAAGCAGCATCCGAATGATTTAAGACCAAGAAAAGCTGTTGAAGCGTCTAAGATGTATTTGGATGGATATGCGGTTGATGCTGATGCTAATGCTGCTAATGCTGCTAATGCTGCTAATGCTGCTGCTAATGCTGCTGCTAATGCTGCTAATGCTGCTGCTAATGCTGCTTATGCTGCTTATGCCGCTGCTTATGCTTCTAATGCCGCTGCTTATGCCGCTTCTTACGCTGCTTCTTATGTTGCTGATCATGCAGTTTTTGCCTCTTCTGAAGAACACATCTTCAACCTGATTTTATCTCTGCTTCCTCAGATGATCGATTATGCTGTTGAAAATCAAATCAAGTTGTTCACCGGATCCGGAGACTTCTCAGAAATATTTGAGATGTTAACTGATGAACAAAAGAAATTGGTGATATACAATATGGATGTAATTGGGAGTTGGAAATGATTTTATCAAAGAATTTGGTTTACTTCATTAATCCTCCTAAATATTTATCTGTATTGATTACTTATACAGTTGCCGCAGATGTTCTGCCTATATTTGAAAAGCATTTTCCGAAGGATTTAAGACCAAGAAAAGCTGTTGAAGCGTCTAAGATGTATT